CATAAGGTATTAATATCACTTGACTTTTAAAAGTCAAGGGATTATATAGGAGTAATTGAATTAATTTTAAATTGGTGGGTTAATCTACCCTTAAACATGGAAGACCAGACTAACGATTTAAAAGGTATTTAATTGGGACAACTTCTGGTTGTGAAGTACATTAAGCAATGCTTCAAGTTACCAACAACTAGAACTGTTCCCTGGTCTATTGGAGATATAGGTATTCTAGATAATAACCAACTAGCCAATAGACCTGGGAGCAGTTGTTGTACACTGCGGGATTTTAACCGCTATAGTATAGGTCGTGATGCTCTTAGCATGAGTCTTCTCTATTGCAGGGATGCAAGTGTTCTGCAGAACAGGACTTCGCCTACACAGGACAACAACTGGTCACTTTAGAATGATTCTAATTAACAAATGTAGTTTAGAATTATTCTAAACTACAAGCGGCAAGCTTCAAGCTTGACAGCAGCTGTAGGATGTTGTAGGATGTATTTAGAAAGGAATAATTATGGACAAAAAAACAAAAGAAATAGCAAAAGCATATGATGCATCTCACCAATTAAATAGAATAGCCAACGCTCTGGAAGAGGTTTTGCGACTGGTAAAGAAGGACCAAGAAGAGGCTAAAAAAAGATGGGAGAAAGAAGATGAGTAAGTATACATTAACACAAATACTCTTAGCATGGACCGAGGTCTATGGTGAAGACATGGAAGAAGAGTATCCAGGTTTTATTCAGAAATTAAAAGAAGAAGAGAAGAATGAAAAGAATAAAACATAACGACTTAACACACTATTTCCTGCGGGAGCATTCAACGCTCCCGCGGGCGTACCTGGCCAGCTGTGAAAAGTTTTTTAAAAGTATCAAGCAACAAGCAATTGACAAGCAACAAGCTACAAGCTATAGTAGGATAATAAAGGAGAATAAAAAATGAAAACAGAAGAAGCACTTAAAATAATAGGCGGTAGCCTGAGCAAGCCAAGCAAGATGCCCGGATTTTCAATAGGTCTACCAGCCAAGGAATGCAAGACAGGCTCCAAGCTCAGGAAGGTTAAAGGCAGTACCTGCTACGATTGCTACGCTCTAAAAGGTTGTTATGTCTTCAAGGTGGTTCAGGATGCACAGTACCGGAGACTGGCAGCTGTAAGCTCACCGCAATGGGTTCAGGCTATGGCGCATTTAATAAATTCTAAAAAGCCCGATGTGTTTAGATGGCACGATTCAGGAGATGTACAAGATTTAAATCATTTAAATAAAATTTATGAAGTATGCAGGTTGACGCCTTCAAAACGTCACTGGCTCCCGACCCGTGAAGCCTGGATTAAGGACCATGTATCACGAGCCCCGGACAATTTAATAATTAGATTTAGTATGCCGATGATTGACCAAGCGGCAGCTGGAGGCTGGGCCAACACGTCAACAGTTGTCTCAGCCGGCGCAACATGCCCGGCACCACAGCAGGACGGCCAGTGTAAAGATTGCAGAAATTGCTGGAATAAAGAAATAAAAAATATATCATACGGTAAACATTAAAATGTGGAGACACCCAAAATATTATAAAGAATTACGAAAGCTACGTAATAATCTGGATCAGGTAATTAGCAAGCAGCAAGCGACGGCTTCAAGCGAGCGTTCACCTGATCCGGGCCTTAAGTCCCAAGCTCCAAGCGACAAGCTTCAAGCGTCAAGCAAACCAGAACCTAGTTCAGGTTCTTAAACGCCAAGCGACAAGCTCCAAGCCCTGAGTAACAAGCTTCAAGCTTCAAGCCTGAAGTTGCAAGCTCCCTTATCCGGTGTCCATGGTACATGGACCACGAAAAGGTTTTCGTGGGTAAAGGACCAAGGGCCTTTACCAAGATGAATGAGTTGTTGGGATGTTTCACGTGGAACGCAATTTGATGAGGGCTAAATCGAATCTTTTTACCTTTTGTAACTTTGAGTTCTACAGTAAAAAAGTGCCCAGAAGTATTATAGCCCAATAGATCAGGAGTGCCAAGTGAGCTAAGATTTTCAAGCCGAATCCATGATATTTCGGGTATAGATTTTTTAATTTCTTTGTGAAATTTAGCCTCTGGGCCCATGTTATTTTCGAGGTAAGCATAACAGGCAATTACAGCACATCATTACGCAATTTATCCGGAATAATAATTTTTCTATCTTGTTTTGTTTTTAAAACTAACCTGTGAGACTGGTGATTACCAGTGGCTCCAAAGATTGTCTGACTATTTTCGTGAACTTCCATGCGTTTGATTTCTTCTAGGAATCCATCTCTTTCCACAAAAAGTACAGCATCACTCAAGGCATTACCTTGCCTGCTACCATCTTTGTTGGCTTCTGTGAATTTAGATAAAAATTCCTGGAGGTCTCTTACTCTCATTTAGTTTTCTCCGCAAGAAGTTTTTCAATTTCTTTTTTGTAAGTGTTCTTATCATACTCAAGCTCTTGAATAACTCTAACTTGTTGGACTAATTTAGCACTTAACTCTTCTATGATTCTTTTAGAACCATCTAATAAATTTTTTGTTTTAATCCAATCCATCTCTTTCTTTTTCCACTCCCAAATTTCTTGTTGATGTAATTCAATGAGGTAGGTTAAATCACCTGGCCCTCTATTTTCTTCATTAGTGTGTTTACGTTCATTCTCATGACTCATATCTTCTCCGTATTCCTTTATTTTTGTATATGTACGTTTATCTTTCATACACTTGACAATATAGGACACTTACCTTAAATTGTCAATTATGGGATTGCCAAAAAGATTAACAGAAATGCAAAAAAGATTTGCTGAATTTATAGTATTTGGTGGACCTGATGGACCAGTCTCAAAGACTGAGGCAGCTATACTAGCCGGCTACTCACCTAAAAGAGCAGCTCAAGAAGGATCCGAACTAACTAATCCAAGACAATCACCGCTTGTTGTGGCTTATGTAGGTAAACTACATGATGAAAGACTACAAAAACATCAAGTGACTTATGAAAGACATGTTGCAGAGTTAGATAGAATTAAACAGGCAGCGCTTAAGAAATCAAGTTTCTCTTCTGCTGTAAATGCTGAAGTAGCTCGAGGCAAGGCAGCAGGACTATACATAGACAGAAAAATAATAAAAACTGGGAAACTAGAAGATATGTCAGAACAGGAGCTAGAAGCAAAAATGAAACAAATTTTAGACGACTACGCACCTCTTCTAAATGCAAAGACTGTTGAGGGTGAAGCAATTGAAGCACCTATAGTTTCTGAATCTTCCGAACCCACTGACGTGGAATCATCGTCCGATCCCCAAAAGTAATACCATCATCGTCTTTATCGTAAGAAGCAAAAAGTTTTACAGAATCTTTATCCTTAGAATATAACCAACCTTCATTAACTGGTGTGGCCAATTTCATTTTATTAAATTCTTTCTCAGTAGCCCAGCCAGAGTCACTGACACAATCAATCCACTCCACTCTAACTTTAGGAAAAGGTATATCGGCGGACTTATCAGTTAACGATACTTTTCTTCTTTTTCTAGGCATATAAGAGATATACCAGATATTTAGGAAACCAAAAACCAAAAAAGTTTTTCTCACCGGGATAGAGCACCTGTGACAGAAGTGTACAACTGACAATATTTTTTGTCATAAAAATATTTTTTGTCATACTTTTTGTCACGTATTATTGTTGTATACCAACACTAATAGCTCAAAATGACAAAAAGACAGTTTTTTTAGCCTTATTTTTTTTTTTAAAAATAAAAATTATCTGTGACATCTCTATACTGTCAGTCTGGCTACAGAATCTGCTTTTCTGCCTTAATTTTGCCATAATGTAGCTCCATTACTGCCATCTTTTCCTCAGCCTGCGATAGTTTGTCAAGTAATTTATCCACTTCACCTGTAATATCCGGATGTTCAGGAATAATGATTTCTTGCTCACTGTAGCATTTTATCTTGTACTTAGCGTCTTCTATCTCTGCTTGGTATCTAGCTTCTAGTGTATTACGTAGTCTTTGGTTCATTAAAGTCCTCCTCTTTCATATTTACGTTTGCTTTTTCTTTCTCATCAAATTGTATCTCGTGATACATATCTAATCTTTTTAACCATTTATGCTTCCACTTTCTTAGATCTGCGTCCTGCATTTTAAATTCTTGATAATATAGATCAGGAGTGCATACCATTATAACACCTTGTCGTATCTGACTTTTGTGTGTGTAGTCGTGTGCTAATGCGTACGCTGCTATTTGCAAGTAATAATCTTCAATCCATTCTTCTTTCTTAGGTCTGTTGGCTTGCTTAAAGTCTACAATAGTCTCCATATCATTGTGTAAACATACCAAGTCAGTAGAGCCAGCGTATAACCCAGGATAGTGTAGCATAATTTCTGAACCATAGACTTCTTCAATAGGCGTAAAACCAATTTCAATAATTTTTTCGGCCATGGGCTTCGCCTCCTGTCCGATGCTTGTAAGATCATCGTACCCAACTCCCGAGACATGAGACTCAATGAATTTGTGCATGGATGTTCCCCGTTTAGAACTATGATTCTTGATTCGTTCTGCGTTTTCTTCTCCAACTTTAGCCTTCCATTTCTTTAAAAAATCTTGATTTTTGGTGGCTCCTAATATCGTAGTCACACTTGGAAGTCTAGAATTATCTATGTCATAAATTCGCTTCCCAGTTCCATGGTCCGTGATCTGTTTTCCTTGTATATACTTGTATTTATTATTTATTTTCATTTTTAGAAATATTATTTAATTGTGCAGAATCGTGTAAATTACCTGAGACACTAACCCTAACACAATCAGATTTATAAGGACTCACCCAGTGTTTCACCCATGCAGGAAATATAAACATGTCCCCTGCTTCTGGAAAATAAGATAAATTATTTATACACCCACGAGGTCCATCACCATACATAATCTGTATACCCCCAGGTCCACAACTATTACCAGTATATTCTTTATTCTCTTTTTTTAATTCATCTGGAATAGATAAGTATATTACAAAAGATAATTTTCCATCGTGATCATGCGGTGGGTTAAAGTCATATTGTTTTTGATAATTAATCCACATAGCTGACATAGCATACTCTGGTTTTTTGTCATATTTCTTATTCCGGTATTTCTGAAACACTTCATCATAAGCACCCAAATAAGGAGCAAGATAAGACACAAGTTTATTTCTAGACTCGGCAGTAAAACTTTGTTCCTTGTGTAATTGACCAGCTAACTGTTTACTAAAATCTCCATAGCAATCTTTAGCTTCTTTTAATAAAGCTTCTAAAAAATTTTTTTTAATTTTAAATCTAACAACACAGGGACCCCAATTATAAAGTCTAATTTGTAATTTCTCGGGTTCTTCTTTCTTTTCTAATTCTTTAATCATTTTGTGATGATTCTTTACATCTTCTTCAGTCATCATAATAAATCATTCCTATCTTTTTTATTTTTTTTAGATTGTTCATAGGATTCTTTTAATTCATCTTGTTCTTTCTTAAAAGGATCTTCTTCTTTTTTATTAAAAATTTCATTAAAATTTTTTCGGTAAGTCTCATTACTTACTCTAGTTTTACCATCCCATTTAAATCCTTTTTTAACTCCCATGTACGTTCCAATCAAACTTTCTATTTTCTCTTTCAAGTTCTAAATCAATTACATTGTCACCTAAGTTTTTAGCATACGGTTCATAGTGATCAATCACTTGTTCAACTTTATGTAATTTATTTTTAATATAAGGCCAGACAGCTATACAAATTTCTAGACAATCTCTATGAGAGACTCTCCATCGCCATTGTCTTTTCTTTCCTTCTTTAACTTTACGTTCACCAAACGCACCACATTTAAATGTATCGTGACACCATTTAACAGTGTCCTTTGAAGTCATGGCTATCTCTAATCTTATAACCCAAACATTGTGAACTGGTTTGCCCGGTCTAGTGTTTCTCTTTTGTTTAGTTTGTTTGTAATAGATAGAACCCTCTCCATCTATTAATCCAGCTAGATATGCAAAATCATTTTCCGTCATAAATTATTCTTGCTGCCGTGGTCCATGGATTAAGATTCAAGTCCCTAGTGCAACTTGCTATCATCATCTGTAGACAAATCAACATTGTAATTAGGCCTAGTAGTTTTGGGCTGATGAACATAATATTCTCCTTCCGAATCGCAGTCCCAGCACTGATGAATAGACTCCCCCTCTTCAGTGCCAACTTTTAAATAGCCATTACCTTTACAAGTTGGGCAATAAACTATTCTTACATTATACTTTTTTAATTTTGCCATTTAACTTTTTCGCTTTCTCGTTTGCAATCTGTTCGATTGTTTTAGATATTGACAACTTTGCATCAGGTAATAATACCTTCGACAAACTAATCAAAGTCTTGTATGTTTCGTGTGTTAACGAAACGTTTCTATATTTAGTTATATCAGTCATGATTTCCTTTCATTTATTTCTGATGATTATATAGGATTGATAGGAGAATTGTCAAGATGAAATTTGTATTATTATTAACTATGTGCAGCTATGTAAGTGGTACTTGCATGCCCACTTTTGAATGGCCTGTTAAATTTGATAGTGGTTATGATTGTAGTATTGCAGGCTATGAAGAAGCTGCTAGAAAACTTAAAGAGATTGGTCCAGAGGAAGTCAACAAACATAGAATATCAATTACGTTTAGTTGTGCCGGTATTCAAGAAACTTGACAATTATGTCAAGATTGTGTTAAGGTGTCATTATTCTCACCACAATAACCTATCACTCTATACCCTCTTGTGATAGGTCTGTTAATTCTTTTCTAATCTTTTCATTTCTTCATACATTTTATGCATGTGAAATACACTGCAATCAGATATAAACTTTTTTATTTCTTCTCGCATTTCTTGTTGTTCTTTAAATGCCCTGTGTTTATTTTTCTGTTGCACTAAATCGATGCCCCATCTAGTTTGATCAGTCATTGTCCTCCTTTCAAATTCATTCGGCCCCTACGCTTTCCGTGCACGTACT